GCTTGAAGCTGATCTGAGATTTAAACCTGTATAACCCGAAGGTCGTCTGAAACCGTTTCAGACGACCTTTTTTCATAACTGCCCAAATTTCGCGTTTTAGCGCGTTTTATCGGTCGGGATAGGCAAAGATATGTCCGAGAGTTTAAATGCAATCTGACGCAGCCCTAAAAGCCCTCTGAAAACGTTTTTTAAACCGCCGCCGTCTGCATTTTTGGATATGCCCTAAATTTGCGATTTTAGGCGGGTCGGATGCCAAAGATAGGCAAACCCCCGCCAGAGTCTTAAAAATCAATCTGACACGATTCTAAAGCGGTTTTAAAGTGGGTATTTTCATATTTTACGCATGAGGATTTTCAAAGGTCGTCTGAAACCTGAAATACGGTTTTAGGCGGCCTTTTGCATTTCGGACGGCGAAGTGAAGTCATGCCGCCGTCTGTTTGCCGTCATGCGTTGCACAATGGCGGCTATGAATACGAAAACATCACCCCTCAATATCAAATTGTCCGCCGCGCTGCCGGTTGCCTTGGCGACCCGTGCGGATGATGTGCGCACCTTTAAAGGCGTCGCCAATTCGGGCAAGCCGTTCGGCTACGGCGGTTATCAGACCGTCGTCGATTTGGCGGAGCTGTCGCACAAAGCGTCCGTCCCCGTCCTGCTGGAGCATTCGCCGCTGAAAATGGCGGGCGTGTGCAGCCTGTCGGTAACGGCGGACGGTCTGATTGCCGAGGGCAGTCTGTTGTCCAACGAGTTTGGCACGCAGATTGCCGAAGCCGCCGACCAAGGTTTTCCTTGGGAAATGTCGGTTTTCGCGCAGGCGGAATCCTACGAGGAGCTGGCGGCGGGCGCGGTATTGTCCGTCAACGGCAACGAGGTAACGGGTCCTGCGGTGATTTTGCGCCGCTGCACCATCCGCGAGGTGTCGTTTACCGCCGTCGGCGTGGACAGTGAGACGGAGGCGGTGGTGTTGTCGGACGGCAGCCCCTTGCCGGATATTTTTAAACAACCTTTGGAGTTATCCATGACACCCGAAGAAAAGCAAGCGTTTGACGACCTGAAGGCAGAAGTCGATACGCTCAAGGCTGAAAAAGCCGAAGCCGAGAAAAAGCTGAAAGAAGCCGAGGTGACCGCCAAGAAAAATCAAGTCAAGGCGAAATTGTCCGCCGCAGGTTTCAAAGAAGTCGAAGACGGCAAGTTTGAAGGCTTGTCCGACGCAACCATGACCGTGCTTTTGTCTGCCGATATTGCGGCGGCTGAAGCCATGATTGCCGATTTGACGCCGAAAGCAGCACCGTCTGTCGTGCCGCCCGCGCTGTTTAGCGAAGGCGCAGGCAGTGGCAAGCCTGAAGAAACTGCCGCAGAAGGTAAATTCTCTATTGCCAGCCGCAAAGGCTCATTGGGAGGCTCTTATGTCTAAAGTCAAAACCGAAATCTTAGGCCCTGTCATTTCCGACTTTTTGAAATACGAAGCGACGCCGCAGACCCGCGTTGCCGTTGCCGCCGATGTCGGCACGAAGGCAGGCAAGTTTGTCGAGTACCCGCTGCGCGGCAAAAAGCTGCTTGCGCTGACCGATGAAGCCGACGGCAAAGTCATCGTCCAACCGCTCAACTGCATCATCGACCTGTCAAAAGTCGCCGATGCAGACGTCAAAGCAGCAACTACCGGCAAAACCTTGGACGCACTGAAAAAAGAAGGCGACGCATACGGCATCGTTTACCAAGGCACACCCGCCGCCTGATTTCAGACGACCTTTAAACCCGATTTAACAAGGACACATCATGCCTTTATCCGATAACAGCAAGTTTGGCGTGCAGGCTTTGACCACCGCCGTCAACAAAATCGACCCGGGCGCAAGCCAAATCCGCGAGCTGGGTATTTTCGAACCCGAATATCTGACCACCACTTATGCCGACATTGAGTTCCAAGACGGCAAAGTCAGCTTGGTTGCCAGCAAAGAGCGCGGCACATCCGGTCAGGCGGTGGACAGCCCGAAACGCACCGTCCGCACCGTCAAAATTCCGCACCTGCCGATTCATGACGTCATCCGCGCCGACGACGTGCAAAACCTGCGCGCTTTCGGTACGACCCAAGCCGCAACGGTCATGGACAAGGTCAACGAAAAGCTGGCCGGCGGCAAATCCGACCTTGAATACACCCGCGAGCATCTGATGCTCGGCGCGTTGCAAGGCAAGATTTTGGATGCGGACGGCAGCGTGATTTTGGACATCAGCACCGATTTCGGCGTTACACGCAAAACGCAAAATATCGAATTGTCCAAAGACACGACCGAAGTCGGCTCGGTATTGGACAAGCTCTTGTCCGAGCAACGCCAAAAATTCGCCGGTGCGCAGGTGCGCGGCTGGGTGGTGTATTGCGGCATCGATTTCCTGAACGCGCTCAAAGAGCATAAATCCATCTTCGAAGTGTACAAACGCTACGACGAGGCACGCGCCTACCGCGAAGGCGATACGCTCAATCCGTCCGAGTTTGTCCACAAGGGCATCCGCTTTATCGAGTATGCCAACCATTTCGGCAGCGACGCCGACATTGCGGCGGACAAGGCGATTCTGTTGCCGGTTGGCCGTAATCTCTACAAAGAGTATTTCGCCCCAGCCGACATGACCGCCACCGTCAACACCCGCGCCCTGCCGTATTACGCCAGCCGCGAGAAATTGCAGCACGACAAAGGCTGGAGCCTGCATGTGCAGTCCAACCCGCTGCCGATTGCGCTGCGTCCCGAGTTGTTGGCAACGCTGACCATGTCTTAAACGGATTTCAGACGACCTTTAGGGCAAGTTTAAAGGTCGTCTGAAAACGGAGGACGGCATGATTACCATCCAAGACATGATTACCCGCTTCGGCGAGCGGGAGATGGCGGAGCGGTCGAACCATGAAAACTACGAATACATCAACGAAGATGTATTAAACGCGGCAATCGCCGATGCAGAAGAAGAGGCGGCAAGCTACCTTCGGGCGGCGAAACTGTTTTTTACCGACGACACCGCGCCGCAGGTTTTGAAAATCAAAGTCTGCGACATCGCCCGCTACTACCTCTACGACGACGCGGTAACAGGCATTGTCGAGGAGCGTTATCAGTCGGCAATCGCTTGGCTCAAAATGGTCGTCAAAAATCCCAATATGCTGGACGAAACCCGCGTATCGGATGACCGCAAACCGTCAACTTGTGCCGTTTATGTGAATGCCGAACCCGATTTGCGGGAATGGCTGAAGGAGTAGGCAATGCGGATTACGGTATCACACGACTTGTCGCGTATCGCCCAAAGCCTGAACCGCCTGTCGGGCAGGTTGAACGGCAGCCTTGAAGAGCCTTTGCGCGCCATCGGCGGCATGCTCGAAAGAACCACCAAAGACCGTATCCGTGAAACCAAAACCGCGCCCGACGGCAAACGCTGGCAGGATGTCAGCCCCGCAACGGCGGCAGCCAAAAACGGACGCGGCGGGATTTTGGTAGACCACGGCAACCTATTTGCAAGCATTACGCACGAGGCATCGGCAAAAAGCGTGATTACCGGCTCAATCATGGGCTACTCGGTTTATGCGCAGGAAGGCACGAAAAACATGCCGCCGCGTCCGTTTTTGGGCTTGTCTTCGCAAGATTATCAGGACATTGACGATTTAATGTCCGATTGGCTGGAAGGATTGATTGTCTGATATGGCTTTGAAACAGCATGAAAACTTATTGGCGGTCTATCCCGAAATCCTAGGTCGTCTGAAAACCGTCAAAGGCATCAAGGCGGTCAAGGAGATCGGCGAACTTGCCGAGCTGCTCGCCCAAGGCGCGGCGAAACGCAAAGCCGCCCCGCTGGACGGCGCGGTCTATGTCGTTTACGGCGGATCGACCTTTGCCGACGAAGCCAAAAACGGCAAATACCTGAAATCGACGCTGCACTTCACCTTTGTTCTGGCGCGAAGCTATACCGCCAACGGCAAATCCACGCTGTACGAGGTCGGCGAGACCTTGACGGCAATCCAACGGGCGTTTTCAGGCTGGGACGCGGGCGACGAATATGCCGTTACCCCCTTCCGCCGCATCGCCTCG